AATAGCTTGTGCAGCAGTACAAGTTAGATTACCACCATTAGCAAATCTAAATTGACCACCAGCTAAAATAGTAGGTAATGCTGCATTTAATGTATTTCTAATTGATAAAACCGTAAATGTTCCATCAATAGTAACAGTAAAACCATTTGAAAAAACATCATCTGCTGCTGTTGGCAAAGTACCACCATCCCAAGTAGCTGTATTGCTCCAGTTTCCAGTTGCTACTGCATATCTTAAAGCCATAATTAAAGATTTTTATCATTAATAAATGTTTGCAAAGCACCCATTATTGTTGCTGCTGAATTGATAGCATCTGTATCACCACTATCAAAAACATCCATATAAGTAATAGGAATAGAATTATCAGGTAAACTTATTGAACTTCCATCTTCTAAAACTCTATAAGGTGTTAAACGCATAGCAACACTTGCACCTATATCAGTTGGTTTAACTAAAGGCGATATTGCTAAATTTACTAAAAAGTATGGATAAATAATTCCATCTACTTCAATCGGATTTGTACTTGTAATTGGCATAATTTCTATTTTTTAAATGTATGTTGCTGATTCTCTATTTGTCCACGCTACATTGGTAGCAGTTGCTACTGTGATTGAACCACTTGCAGCTATTGTTAATCTTGTTATTGTCCATACTGCTGATGATTCTGCTGAACCTGTTACAGCATATCCGTTATAATTTATATTATTATTAGAAGAATTATTTGCATTCCTTCTTATATTAAATAATAGATTAAATGTATGTGTATCACCACTTGATGATATATTAAAATTTGTAGCTCCTGTTCCAACATCAAAAAATTGCACTTGGTCTGTTAGTCCATTTAATGCAGTTAATCCTGTTGTAAATGTAGTTAATACTTCGCAAAGATTTCCATTTTCTGTATGTAGTGTTATAGTTCTTCCACTTGTAATTACATAAATACGAATTGCTAACCTATCAGTTATAAGTAATGAAGTTTCTGGAACTGGAATTGATGTATAGTATTGTTCAACAGTTGTACCATTTGTAATACCTTCAGGATTTGTTGAACCACTTGCAACAAGAGTAAATGTATTTGTAGCACTTACTTTATAAAGTTCAGCGTAAAATTGTGGACTTCCACCTGTTGCACTTGATTGAAAATAAAATTCTACATTCCAATTACCGCCTGGTATATTCAAAAATGAAGGATCACCAGCATCAGTTATAAACGATGCAATATATCCATTACCTGCTCCATTTGTTCTTGTAAAGTTAGTACCTGCTCCAAGTATTGGTGTTTTACTTAATTGATAATAAGTATCACCACCAAATGTACCTTGTGAAATTGAACCATTAAGATAATAATTAACTGATGAACCACCACCTGTTGAATTTGGGAAATTAGCAAGTGTACCATCACCTCTAACATATTGAGAAACTAAACCAGCACCTGTTACAGCTATATCACCACTTGAAGTAATTGGCGTATTTGTAACACTAAAAGCACTTGGCATAGTTAAACCTACTGAAGTAACTCCTGCTGCGGGTATATCAGAAAGTAAAGCTAAAGTTCCATTTGCATCAGGTAAATTATATTTTCTTGTTGCTGTTAATTCAGTAGTTGAAATACGAGCCATAATAATACCATTTTTTGAAAGTACTGTTTGCCCATTTTCATCAGCAGTTGCACTTGTACCAAATAGATTTACATTATTAAATGTATTACCATTTCCTGCATTATCCCCAAAAGCATTTACATTACTTCCTGTATTAAAACCTGCAGCAATATTACCAAAAGCATTTACATCATTTCCTTCATTATCAATTGCCGCTTCTGTTCCAAAAGCATTTACTAAAGTTCCTGTATTAGTATTTGCAGCATCTTGACCAAAAGCATTTACGAAAATACCTGTATTTCCATCTCCGGCAAATGAGCCTTGAAAATTAAGGCCATCAACTAAATCATGGTTATTATCCAAAACCTCTTGAAGCGTTGGAGTTCCAGTTGAATTAATTACTGGATTTAAAGGATCAGTATTGTCAACTGCGCTACCTGTTACACTTTGAACTGTTCCGCTTAAAGGATTTATAGGAATTTCAACTGCTAACTCCCAATGGTCAGTTAATGACATAACCGCATTTAAATTTTCGGTGCAAATAACATCCGGATAACCATTAACATTTAAAAAAGTTCCTGCACCGCATAAAAAGAAACTTGGTGATTCTGGAACATCAGGCAATTGTTGACCATCGGTAACTGATATCGCTATATAACCAACTCCACCACTTACACCAATAGAAGTAGCAACTAAATCAACTAATTCTTGTACAGTAGCAGATTTTAATTCAGTTCCTACGGAATGTGGAATTAAATTTGTTAAACTTAACGTTTCATCCGGTAGTTGATCAACTCTAATTGTTGTAATTAATTCTGGATTTATTGCCATTTTTTTATAATTTCATTATTTTTAATAATACCATGTAAGGTTGCATATTTTTATTAACACCACTAACTCCAGTTGATTCAGTTACATAAGTTCTACCTGTTCCTGTTCCATCGTTAAAAGTTGCAAAATTATCTCCAGCACCACCACCTAATATTGCAACATTATGAGTGTGTTCAACTACAACTGCATTTTTACTTCCGCCAATGGCTTTAATAACATTGTAATTATTTCCATAACCAATACTTACTAAACCATCTAAATTTGGAGTGCCATTTTGACCATTACAAATAGCATAACCTTCGCACAATTCAATTCCCAATCCTGTTCCATCAAAATTGTCATCAATATAAGCTTGTGAAACCCATAAATCTTTAATCTCAAATTGAAAAGCGTTAGCGTTTATATTTACAAAATCAACTAAATCTTGGCCATCTATTTGCTCTAAATCAGTTCCGTTTTCAACTGCTATTTTAGAAGTTAATTGTATTGTTCCTGTTGGTAACTCACCAACACGAATTGTGGTTATTTCTGATGGATTTATTGCCATTACTCTTTTGTTTTAATTATATAATTTGCATCTGTATTCGTTGTCAGTATTACATCCGGATCACCATCATTTAATACAAATTCACCTAATCCTCTTGTTTGTGGTATGCCATAACCAACCATTGAGCCACTAAATGTCAAAAAGTCATCAACTGCTGAAGCTTCAGAAAGTTCCGTTATATAGCATTTACCATAATCAACTGTAGGAAATGTTGCGCCTTGAATTTTCCAATCCAATAACATTTTTGAACGCTTTAATAACTTTAGTTTGTCATAAGATGCAACCGTAAAAGTTCCACCTGCAACAACTGTGTTTATTTGTATTCCTTCAAATGAAATACTATAGCCTTGCATCATAGGTCTTGAAGTATTCCATCCATTGTTATCTCTTGTAGTTGTAGATAGCATTTCGGCATTTTCAGAAATGGAATTACTTGTTAAACAGCCAATTGGTAACCAGTTCCCTTGTTGTTTAATATACAAAATCCTATCGTTGCCATTGTAGAAATCCATTAAATTTTGTTTTAATTACTACAAATGTAGTAAAAAATATTCTTTGTTTATAATCATTCTAAATAAATTTTATTACATTTGTACATATAAACAATACCAATGGTAAAAAATAGAATCGCTTTAGCTTGGGATGTCTTAACAGGTGCAAATAAAAACCTATTTAACGAAAGCATTTATAAATTAGTCGGAGGCCTTACTTCTACTTATAATACTACTTTAGAAACTTTAATAACAAAAGGTTATGGTGAGAATCCTGATGTTAATGCAATAGTAAATCAACAAGCATCAAAAACAACATCAGTTCCTTATTACGTTAAAAAAATTGATGATAAAGATGCTTATAAAAAGTTAAAAAGATATCCTAATAATCCAACATTTCAACAGAAGTTAGCAATTAATAAACTTAAACGCAAAGCATACGAAACTGATACCGAATTGCCAATGCCTTTGGAACGACCTAATGTTAACCAATCTTGGAATGATATCTTTTATTTGTATAAAGTTTATTTAAAAGTTTGCGGTAATGTTTATCTATATAAGCAAACAATTAGCGAAGGAGCAAACGCAGGGAATCCATTGCAACTTTATATCCTTCCTTCTCATTGGATGCAAATAGTCTTAAAACCAAATGCGGCTTTAATGAGTATAGAAAACCCTATTGACTATTATATTATGCAACAGGGGAATCAATTAATACGATTTGAAGCTTCTGATATAATACATATTAAACGATCAAATCCGTTTTATAATCAAAGTGGAACACACCTTTACGGTTATAGTGAATTAATGGCTGCTATTAGAAATATTAATAGTTCTAATAACGGAATTGATAACAATGCTAAAACAATGCTTAACAGCGGAGTTTATGGATTCATTCACGCTGGTGATGGAGCAACACCATTAACAGCAGAGCAAGGCCAATCTTTGAAGGATAGGCTTGTTGAAATGGATAATGATAGCACAAGACTTTCTAACATTGCCGGAGCAAGTGCAAAATTAGGATTTACACGAATTTCATTAACTACCGATGAACTTAAGCCTTTTGACTATTTAAGTTATGACAGACGAACTTTAGCAAATTGCCTTAACTGGAATGTTGATTTGTTAAATGAAGAAAAGAACGGAAGCGGTTTTGGTGTTGATACCATGAACGAAGCACGAAAAAGAGTTGTAACTGATAATATTAAACCCGATTTAGATTTATTGGCTGAATACTTAAATCTTGAATTTATCCAAAAGTTTAAAGGTTATGAAAATGCCGAGATTGAATGGGATATTTCAGAACTACCTGAAATGCAAACGGACATGGAAACTATGTCTAAATGGGTTAACTCTGTTCCTTTAACATTAAACGAAAGACGTGAAGTTTTCAACTACGAAGAAATTGATGATGAAATGATGAATGAAGTTTATATCCCTACCGGAATTGTCAACTTAAACGATCCAACACTTAACACGTTAATGGATGGACAAACTACGCTTTAGACAAGAAGTTCAAGCCTATCGAATTGTTAGAAGGAATGTAATTAAAATAGTTAACGCTATTCCTTTTAATAATATGTCTAAACTAACTTATGAAGCTTTAATAAATTCAAATGTTAGTCAAAAACAAATAAAGGATATGTATAAAGAAATTTATACTACTTTAGGCAATCCACAATACAAACGTATTAAAAGAAGCATCAAAGCTGAATTAGACTTTGAAACAATTATAGCCAACTGGCTTAACTCAAATATGGGTTTACGTATTGTTTCAGTTCATCAAACTTTAATTGATTCAATTGTTGCTGTTATTGCAAATGGTTATGAGAATAACCTATCAGTTGCCGATATAACAAGAAACCTACAAAATAAATTTGGATGGTATAAATACCAAGCTTTACGAATAGCACGAACTGAAACCACAACAGCAACAAATTACGCAACCGTTGTAGCTGCTCAAAACTCTGACTTTGTTTTAGAGAAAACTTGGATAAGCGTACAAGATAATAGAACTCGTAGACCGCCTAATTCAATTTATGACCATTTAGATATGAATGGCGTTAAAGTTGGTCTTAATCAGCCATTCTTTACAAGTGGTGAAAATATAATGTATCCTGGCGATCCAAATGCATCAGCAGGAAATGTAATTAACTGCCGATGCAAAGTGGTGTTTACCATTAAGGAAGATGAAAACGGATTACCAATAAGAAAAACTATCCTTTAATAGTTGGCTTAACCGTATTATTGCCATAATCAGGACTTATCGTATATTGAATGTCTGCTATGTCTGTGTTATAAAACTCCAACAACTTTACTTGTGATTTATTTGTTTTATAGTCATAATCATATTCAATTGGCATAAATAAACCTGTAATATTATCAATAGTAATAACTGACATATAAGGTATTTGACCAAATATAGAGCCTGAAAACACTTTTATAGGATTTGATTGAATTCTCAAATCATCCATTGCTGAAATACCTAATAATGGTAACTGCTCAAATTTACCTTTTCTACTCCAAAAATCTGTAAGTGTTACTTCATCTGATTTATAAATTGAGCCAATTAAAATATATTCGCCATCACCATTAAATACTTTTTGATTTTCTTTAACAATTGAACTTGGAGGATCAAATCTTGTTACGGTGTGAAACTCGCCAACAATCCCTTGTTTTTGTATTTCATTATCTAATATTTGAATAAAACTAATATTTGACAATCCTATTGTATCAGGGAATGACATTGGCGGAAATATTTGCGGAGCGCATATTATAACAGTAATATCACAATCATTAGGAACTGGTGGCATTAACAACTCATAAGTTAAAAAAACTTCTGACCTTTTAAAAGTACCACATCTAACTTGTATAAAAGCAGTATCATCTAAAACCCAAACATTATTTCTATTTAGGTAATATCCATCATCAGTAAATATTTGAAACCTAAAAAAATGAGTTACGTTTTTCGTAGACATTTTTGCTCTAAAGGTTAATATTTGATTTGCAACAGCAGGAAATGTGTCAGATGTTAATATTTCCGTAATTCCTACACTTGGTAACACAGCAGGAGGAATCCAAACTGTCGGCAATTCATTTCTTAAATATAATCCAGAAGTTCTTAAAGGATCATTTATTATTGTAACAAAGTCAGGTATAGTTTCAGCAGTTTGCCAATCTGTATAAACCATTTCCTCATCATGATTTAAATTAGTATTTTTAATAAATCCATCTAAAAAACCATATTGATAATTTAATCTATAACCGCTTATAGCTCCTTTAACTTCTATTTGTTGGTTGCTATCACAATGATGAGGATAAAATCCATTTATTTGACTACCTAAAACAGCGTTTAAGTTTTTAGTAAAAGTTGTATTTGTATCTTGATTAATAAATGTAGTGTAACCATTTAATTGTAAATCATTAGGTCTATAAATCCACCATTGACCATCTTGTTGAGTAATAACACCACTAAACATATTTAGCATAGATGTTAAAACCTCGTTGCAATCCATTATAACAATATCGTTTTGGTCTTTAATAAATCGCTCTGAAATAACGTAAATATCTTTTAATATATTTTCACCTGTATAATCTAAATATTCAATTTCAGTACTTGTGTTAATTGTTAATAATAATCTTGTCCTATCTAAACAACCTTTAATAACATCGTAAACAGACATTTTGCCTGTAAACCTTAATCCATTAGCTTGTACAAAAGATAAGTCTTTTAAAGCACCTAAAACATCATTACTTTCTATATTAATATACCAAATGTCATTAACAAAACTTTGTTGGCATCCATCAGGCTTAATATATCCTTCAAATATTGTTTGACTGCCTTTTAATAGTTCAGTCTTATATGTAAATTCATCTTCGATTAAAAATTCATCAAAGGTTAATGTTTGATTTGCCTCTAAAGATAACTCTAATCCTGTTCCTCTAATTGGAGTTAATATACTATCAACACTTGACTTTTTAAGTGTAAATGTTCCATATATTTCGGATGCAGTACCTTGATAATTGCTTTTATAGATATTTAGTGTATAATCATCAAAATATAAATAATACTTTAAATTACTTCCTGAAGGCTCGACATCTTGAGTAGTTATTGTAATGTTTTCGTTTAAATCTTCTTCAATAGTAACAACTGCATCCGCTTGTATTAAAACTTCAATAGTTGAGTTAACTAAAGAATAATCAATTAAATCATTTATATAATTATCACGTAAAAAACTTAAAAGTATTTGCAATGTTTCTTCTAAAGAAGTGCCTATTGCTAATTGATAATCTTCATCAGGTGTTTCACCGTTTGGAATAAAATCAACTCTAACTCCATTAAATCCATTTGAATAATATATTAAGAAACCATCAACTTGAATAGTATATCCAAAACCTATACCTGTTGTTATTGGTTGTGCGCTAAAATCTATTATTATTTTCTTTGCCATTATCCTAAACCTAAAGTTCCTCCTAAACGTTTATTTGAGTTTAAAGTATTATTTAATACTCCAATAAGTTTTTGTCCTGCAATTTCAAAAACTACTGTTCCACCTCCATCACCACGAGAACTAAATCCACTTGAAGTAAAACTACTATTGTTTGCACCTGCACCTGTTCCGCCTGAAGTTTTACCTCCTCCTCCTCCAATACTATTCCCTATTGAATTTGATTTTGAACTGAAAAACGAACCTAAAGCAATTAAAGCAACACCGGCAGCTATTGCAGTAGCAGGATTTAATGATTTTAAAGCTGCCTTTATTCCTAATAAACCAACGCCTATTTGTATTGCCATTTGCCCCATACTTGTTAAAATACCACCTAAAGCACTTAAAAGAGTTTTCCCAACAGATTCTAAAACATCGCCTCCAGTAGCTAAAGCACTTCCTATTGCGCTTCCTAATCCAGCAAATGTATCAGCAATAGAAGTATTTATTATTTCAGATGCGGCATTATTAAATTCAAGTAATGCCTCCATCATTAAAAGAGTACCTGCACTAATTTCATTTGGAATTTGAACTAAAGATGATTTTATTACGCCAGGTAATTCTTTTATCTTATTTCCAAATGCATCAACTTGACCATTAAAAGTAGCTATTCCATTAACATCAAATAAAGGCGCAGGAATAATATTATTTGATATTCCTGTTACTTGTGGTGTATTAAATGTTTTTGTTTGTTTATTATCACCAAAGAAATTAAAATTAAAATCCTTTGCTATTTTAGCCGCATCTTGTTCAAACTTTTTAGCAATAGATAAATTAGCATTTGCAGCATCTTCATTTATCTTTATTTCTTCTTGTTTTCTTTTCTTTTGTAGCTCAATTAATCTTATTTTATTTTGTTCACGAACAAACGCTTTATTGGCTTCAGTATCTTCTCTTTCAGAAGTGGCTATATTTACTTTATCACTAAAACTTGCAAATTCAGCTAATTTTTTTACCCTTGTACGTTCTGCTTCTAATTGACTTTTTGCAGCTTCTTCTAAAGCTAAATTTGCAGCGGCTTTATATAAAGTCATTTTTATATAAGCATCGCCATTTTTTACAAGTTGTTGCTCAACTTCATCTAAACTTTTTACTATTCCTGTGGTTTTACCCATAGTTTCGTTGTAATGTTGAACAACTTGGTCTTTTTGGATAAAGCCTTCTTTAGCTAATCCAACTTCAATAGTTAATTGATTTACATTAGTAACAGCTTGTTGTACACCCTTGTCATTATATGCTTCTTCATTAGCTTTTTTTAATGCTTCTGAATAAGCATTAGTGTTACCTGTTAATTTATTAAATACATCTCCAATAGTTAAACCATTTTGAGCCATATAGGTCAATCCGGTAGTAAGTAAAGAAACACCTAATAAGATTCCTCCAGGACCAGCAATAGAACTTGCCAATGCCTTTAACGCTCCGCCTGTGCTTCCTGTTTGTGCTTTTAAGTATGAGAAACTTTCAGCAGTAGCAGTAATGTTGTTTCCAATACCAATAATTCCAAATGGAGCATCTTGCGCTATTCTACTAAATTGCGTTAATGTATTACTCGCATTAGCAATCTTTGGCGATGCCGATGTAAAACTTTGCCCTGTATCTTTAACAGCAGTTTTAAGGCTGTTTAAACTTGCCTTTGCATCTTTTATTTGTGAATTGATTTCAGTTGTATCTAAACCAACTTTTAACCTATCAAGTTTAATCTTTGACAGTTCTTTTATATCAAACTCAACCTCTTTGATTTTTTTTTCAAAGTCGGTAATGTCTGCTCCAATCTCAACTGATAATTTACCTCCTGCCATTATGCTTTTATTTTTTCTTGATACTTTCTAAATTCATTTAAAAATCTCTCTTTCATTTCATCCGTTACGCCTGAC